AAGAGCCGATAACGGAAGAAAGATGGTAAACCCCCCCGGTCAGAAAAAACGCGTTTTAAATTCAAGGGCGTCTACTCGGGCGGGTGGTTGACTTCGCAAAATTCTACGCGCGCGAGGAATTTTTTAGGAGGTTATTTTATGGCAAAATCGAAGAATCCTAGCAAAGCTAAGCTTGTTAAGGAATCTCTTTTAGAACAGCTCGCATCAAAAGGCGCTTCTGTTCAATGCTTTGAAGATCTGATTTCCGACTATATGTCATTGTGGGAAACAAAAAACAAGCTGATTAAAGATATCAAAAGGCGCGGCGTCGTCTATGAGGATGTTTCCTCTGTTGGCGTAAAAATGATGAAGAATAATCCGTCTGTCAAGGAATTGGTTATGGTAAATCGTCAGATGCTTATGATTCTTAAGGAGGTATGACTAAACACCGAGACTGCCGCGGCAATCGGTGATGATGATGAGTTGTAATATAAATCCTCATATCCTGCGGTGGATAGAGATGGTCGAACAAGGAGAAATTCCGGCTTGTAAAGAGCAAATACTCCTTGTAGCAATGGTCCGCCGTTGTTTTTCGGAGGAAGATATATACACAGATGATGAACAGCTTGAAAAATATCTCGGATTAAGCAAATATTTCCCGTACCCGAGAATATTTGAGTGGCAGGAGTTCTGCATTGGTTTGCACTTAGCCACATACTGGCGTAAAGACGGGACACCGAGATGGCCGGATCTGTTTCTTCTTATCGGGCGTGGAGCGGGAAAGGACGGATACATCGCCCTGGAAAGTTTCTGCCTTGTATCTCCATATAACCCTATCCCTCGATATGACGTTGATATCTGCGCAAATACAGGAGAACAGGCAATGCGCCCTCTGTTGGATATCAACGATGTGCTTGACGATCCAAGACATTACACCAGACTGAAAAAACACTATTACCATACGGCGGAAAAGGTTGTAGGATTAAAAAATCGCGGTGTTATCCGTGGCAGAACTAATAATCCGAAATCGCGCGACGGTATGCGATCAGGCATCGTAATATTTAACGAAATCCATCAATACCAGAACTACGACAACATCAAGGTATTTGTCACCGGCAAAGGTAAAGTGCCCCACCCGCGTGAGCTATATGTTACAACTAACGGCGATGTGCGTGATGGTCCGCTGGATGAATTAATCGTGCGCGCTGAATCTATATTAAGCGGCAACGAACCAGATAACGGCTTGTTGCCTTTTTTGTGCCGTCTGGACGACAAGCAAGAGGCATACAATCCGGAAATGTGGCCTAAAGCAAACCCATCGCTCCCCTACCTTCCACACTTGATGAAAGAAATCAACGATGAATTTGTTAAATGGAAAGAAAACCCTCATGCCAATCCAGACTTTATGACAAAGCGCATGAATCTTCCTCAATCCGCGGCGGATGTAGCTGTTACGGATTGGGACAAAATTATGTCCACATACATAATCAAACGCGGAGAAGAAAAAGAGTATCGCACCGTGCCTGATTTAACCGGAATGTCGTGTGTTGCAGGCATTGACTACACACAGATCAACGACTTGGCATCGGTAAACCTGCGTTTTCGCCGAGACGGACTGAAATACGATATAAACCACTCGTGGCTTTGCCTGCAATCAAAAGACCTGCATAGAATCAAGCCAAACTGGCGTGATTGGGTTGACATGGGATTACTTACGCCGGTTGACGACGTCGAAATTCATCCGTCATTAATTGCAAATTGGCTGTTGGAACAAGGTCAGAAATACAACATTATCAAGCTGGCTTTGGATAACTTCCGATATGCTTTGCTTGCTGACGCTTTATCGGAGATTGGATTTGACGCAAAAGAACGGAAGAACATAAAACTTGTTAGACCATCTGATATTATGCAGATTGTTACGGTAATAGAAAGTGATTTTGCAAATAACCGGATTGTGTGGGGAGATCATCCCCTGCTTCGGTGGGCAACCAACAATACCAAAGTGGTTGTATCCGGTAAAAAGATTGGGGTTGATACAGGAAACAGGATATATGCCAAAATCGAAGGCAAGAGCCGGAAAACCGACCCGTTTATGGCAATGGTTCATGCAGCAACTATCGAAAACGAATTATCCGATACAAGACCTGCGCTGTATGCGGATATTCCAGCAGAAATTTGGTAAGGGGGTGATTAGTTGGGCCTGATTTCGTACATCAAAAAGGTACTAGGCTTGGAATCGGTCAAAGTAAATGGTGAAGGATGGGTAGATAATCCATTGTTTATCGATTATTTTGCCGAAGCCTGTTACCGGGATCTGGCTTTATGGTCGTGCATTGACTTGATTTCGAAATCAATCAGCAAATGCGAGTTCAAGACATACCGAAATGGTGAAGAAGTTCGAGAGGATGAATGGTACCGATGGAATATCGAGCCAAACAAAAACCAAAACAGCAGCGAATTCCTCCGTAAATTGGTCGCAACGCTGTACTACAAAGGTGAATGTCTGGTTATTGAACAAGGTACTCAATTATTCGTAGCTGATTCATTCGTTCGTACTCCATACACGCTTTATCCCGATATTTTCAGCAGTGTTGTCGTTGGAGATATTCAGTTCAACCGCACATTTCCCGGTACAGAAGTGCTTTACTGGAACCTCGATATGCTCGGCAACGGTAAAAATATTCGTGGAATTATCCAAGCCGTGTCAGAATCCTACACAAAGCTACTTACCTACACCAAAGAGGCATATATGAGGTCGCGCGACGAAAAAGCGACGCTGGATGTATCTACGGTTACGCCTCCACCTGGAGTCGAAGACCAACTCAAATGGATGCAAGACCAGCAGAAAGCGTTCGCTGAATTTTTGAGAGCGCGCGGCGGTGTCAAAATCGTTGGTAATGGCTTAAAACTTGAACCTTTCGGCGGTAAGACAACCTACAGCAACGAGAACACACGGGATATTCGTCACATGATTGATGATATCTCGGATTTTACCGCCAAAGCTTTTGGAATTCCTCCCGCCCTTCTTAGAGGCGATGTTCAAGGCGTGTCTGATGCGCTTGATCAGTATTTAACCTTTTGCATTGACCCTCTTGCAGATATGCTGCGAGAGGAAATTGTGCGAAAGGTATTCGGGCGTGACGGTGTGCAAAAAGGCCAGGATTTAATAATTGACACAAAGCAGATTAGACACGTTGACGTACTGAGCTTTGCCAGCAACATTGACAAGTTAATCGGTTCTGGCGTGTATAGCGTCAACGGCATTTTAAAACTGATTGGCGAGCAGCCGATTAATGAGGATTGGGCAAATAAACACATGATTACCAAAAACTATGCGAACATCGAAGATGTGCAGTCTTTGGAAGGAGGTGAAAGCAAGTGAAGAAATACTATGCGCTTTCAATCGCAAAAAATGAAGCGGATATTTATATATTCGGCGATATTACATCGTGGGAATGGCTTGAAAACGATATATCAAGCTATACGCTGTCGAAAGAAATATCCGCATTGACTGATGTGGATACTATTAATGTCCATATCAACAGTTATGGCGGAGAGGTTGCTGAAGGGCTTGCAATCTACAATTCTCTGCGGAATCATCCCGCAAAAATACGAACCATTTGCGACGGATTTGCCTGTTCTGTTGCCAGCGTCATATTCATGGCCGGAGACGAGCGAATAATGAACTCAGCTTCTTTGCTGATGGTACATAACGCTTGGATGTATGCAGAGGGCAACTCCAACGACTTGCGCAAAGCTGCCGATGACTTGGATAAAATCACTCAAGCGTGCATTAACGCCTATATGTCGCGAGTTTCCGTATCCGAGGAGCAGCTGAAAGCCCTGCTTGACGCTGAAAGCTGGATATTGCCTGCCGATGCGCTAGAAATGGGATTTGCGACATCCGTGGTTTCGGACAAGCAGACCGAGAAAGCAGCCGCCAACTGCCGCCAAATCGTTATGAAATCTATAATTGCCGGAGCAAAACAATGTATCCCCACGCCTGTTGCTGAACCTGTTCCGCAGGAAAACAAAACTCTTAAATTTTTTAATGCCATAATTGGTAGAAAGGATGATGTAAAATGACAAATCTGGATAACATTAAAGCTCAGAACAACGCAATTCTCGCTCGTATGCACAAGGCGATCATAGAGGACAAAGCAGAGGATTTTGCAACCGCAGTCAATGAATTTGCGGTGGCAATGCAGGAGGCTATTCTCAAAGACGCCAAAGAGCTTGCCGGCGTAACTGACCGTGCTGCTTTGGCTGCCCGTGGTGTGCGTCAGCTCACTTCAGAGGAATACAAATATTTCTCCGCAGTTCGTGAAGCAATGAAATCACCTGATCCGAAAATGGCGCTGACGAATTTGTCGGTTGTACTGCCTGAAACCGAAATAGATGCGGTGTTTGACTATCTGACTGAGAATCACCCGCTGCTCAGCGCTATCAGTTTCCAAAACACAGGTGCCCTAGCGAAAATCATCACTTCCACAAGTTCTGGTGTGGCAAGCTGGGGTGAACTCACCTCCACAATCACTTCTGAACTTGGTGGCGCATTTGCCGAGATTGACCTTTCCCTGTCTAAGTTATCCGCGTTTATACCTGTTAGCAACGCCATGCTTGACCTTGGTCCGGAGTGGCTTGAGCGCTGGGTGCGTACGATACTCTCCGAGGCTATAGCTGTTGCGCTTGAAGCCGGATATGTAGACGGTGACGGTAAGAATAAGCCTCTCGGTATGACACGCAAACTGTCGGGTGCTACCGACGGCGTATATCCTCGCAAAACCGCCGTAACGCTGGATGCAATTAACCCCAATTCACTGGGTTCAATTCTTAACACGATTTCGCAGGCTCCAAACAACAAGCGCCGGGCTGTTCCTGAATTGCTGATGGTGGTCAATCCTTCCGACTACTACACCAAGGTATTCCCTGCAACTACTGTACGCAGGACTGACGGCGGTTGGAACAACGATGTATTCCCGTATCCCACTCGCGTAGTTATATCTGCTGCTGTTCCCTCGAACCATGCTATATTCGGCTTGGCAAAAGAATATATGGCGTTTGTTGGCGCCGGAACAAACGGCGGCCGCATTGAATACTCGGACGAGTACAAATTCCTTGAGGATGTACGTACATACAAAGTTAAAATGTATGCTACCGGCCGCGCCAAGGACGAAAACGCCTTTGTACTTGCCGACATCACCAACCTTGCGCCGACTGTGCTGCAGGTTGAAGTGACCAACCCTCCGGAGGCATAAGACATGAAAGTGAGAGCCTTAAAAGATTTTCGCGACAAGTATACCAAAGAAATCTATAAAAAAGGCTCCGTATTTGAGGTTTCGAAAGAGCGGGCGGAGGAAATCAATTCTTCCCCCGCTGCTCCTCTTATTGAGGAGGTAAAGCCGAAAGTAAGGGGCCAAAAGAAGGAGGAATAGCCTATGGCTGTTCCAAATGAGCTTTTAGAGGATGTGAAATCATACCTTGATATCACATGGGATTTAACTGATTCTGAACAAAGCAAACTAACCGGCATAATAGAACGGGGTATGAAATACCTCAATTTTATCGCCGGGAGAGATTTGGAATACACCAAGGAATCCATGCAACGGTCACTTCTGTTTGATTATGTGCGCTATGTCAGATCGAATGCGCTGGACGAGCTGCAAAAGAATTACCTGCATGAACTGTTGGCACTGCAGATAATTGCCGGAGGTGAAGTTGATGATTCGGAATCGAATGAAAGCTCCGGCATTTAATGACGGGGTAGTAAAAATCTATTCTGTTTCAAATATCGCCGAACCGGGAAAAATGCCGGTTGAAACACTGGAATTGAAATACACTCTAAGATACAAAGAACGGACTGTTGGCTTGCAACGTTATTACACAGCGTTGCAGGCCAATATCACGGTCAGCCATGTTTTGCGGTGCCCGTTCTTAAGAAATGTGTCAACGCAGGATATCGCAATCCCAAATGATGGCCAGCAGTACCGCATTGTCCAAATTCAACGCCCAGAGGACATCGACCCGCCCGTTATGGACCTAACACTTGAAAGGGTGACACAGGATTATGAAATTAGCTGACATAGGCAACGCACTGGCAACAGTTACCCCTAACTGCTTCCGTTATTATGCACATAAGCAGACGAATAAATATATCGTTTGGGCGGAAGACGGACCCGGGGCTGTAGGAATAGTCACACGGGCATTATCCGGAACGATTGACTATTACACAAAGCAGGAAAATGACCCGAATGTACAGAATATCGAGGCTGTATTAAAAAATCTGGATATAGCCTGGCGGATTAACTCGATACAGTACGAGGAAGACACCAAATACATTCACTACGAATGGGTTTGGGAAGGTGTATTTGAAGATGGCTAAAATGACATTTAAAGCCGGTGACGAATGGGCGTTGAAGCTGTCCCGGCTTGCGGCACAATCTGATGAAATATCCAAAAAAGCAATATTTTCAGGTGCCAAGTTGGTAGCCGATAAAATCAAATCCGACATAAGGGCATTACCCGAAGAAAAATATAGGAAGCTCAAGCAGGGCGAAAAGTTTACAGGTATTACAAAGCTACAGAAAAAAGATCTGATAGAGAGTTTCGGTGTTACACCAATCGACCGTAACCGCGACGGTGACTGGAATGCCAAAATCGGGTTTGATGGCTATGGCTCAATACCAACAAAAAAATATCCTAAAGGGTTGCCAAATCAACTTCTGGCCCGTTCGATTGAAAGCGGGTCATCTGTTCGGCAAAAAAATCCTTTTATCCGCCGCGCGGTTAATTCGACGAAGAAATCCGCCATCGCGAAGATGGGCGATGTAATCGACAATGAAATTGCAAAAATAATGAAGTGAGGGATGTTATATGAATAACGGATATGGCGAGTTTGTCGGTGTTTCCAGCGTATATGTTGCTCTGGTTACCGAAGATACCGACGAAAACTATACTGCTGGAACCCCCGAATACCTCGCTCCTGTAGGCGAGATTGCCGGAGAGGCTGAAACCAATACGACAACCACATATTACGACAATCAGCCACTCAACAACTATGTCCATGAGGGAGCAACCACTCTGACCTGCACGTTTTCCAACGTGCCAGCTAAGGTATATGCCAAGTACATCGGCAAAGACTACGACGAAAGCACAGGCAGAGTTTACGATTCCGGCGCACCTAATCCTCCAGTATGTGCCCTTGGATTTAAATTAGACAAGGGAAATGGCGACGCAAGGTTTTACTGGTATCTCAAAGGTACGTTTACCGGTGGCGCCGAGGAAGCGGTATCAAAGTCTGCCAATGTTGAAACAAGGACATACCAAATGACCTTTACCGCAATTCCTACCACAAAGAAATGGAATGTAAAAGGCAAACAGAAGCCAATCAAGAGGGTGTTCGGCGACTTATCGGATGAAAAATTCGATGCGTCTGGATGGTTTAACGCAGTCCAGACACCTGATAACGCTACAGTTGAGGCATAAAAACGGGGCGGGATTATACCGCCCCCTTTAATCTTTAAGGAGGATAAGAATGAAAGTTTTAACATTAAAACTCGGTGATAAGACATATACAACAGGAAAAATTACAGCGTATATGACAAGAAAATGTTTTGAAATAAGCCGCAAGGCGATTGAATTTGGCAAACTAGGTCAGCAGATTTCCAACAATACCGATTTTGAGACAATAGAAAAGCTATTTAAAGACCTAGAAGATTTTACGTTGGAGAAATATGCTTTTATTTGCGATATTTACGGCAATAAATTTACTGTCGATGAACTCGAAAAAGAACTAACAATGGAAGAAATTAACGAACAGATAAACATGATTGCAAAAGGGATTACAGGTGTACTCGAAAAAAACTGAGAAGGGGCGGTACAGCCGCCCCGGACGATGATATAGATCCCGAACAGGCCATTCTTAATATTTACAGCGAGCTTATCAAAAGGTACGGATGGACATTAAAAGATTTAGACGAAACAAACTTCGAAACTCTGATTGACTTTATTTTCCACAAAGACCCGAATGTAAAAATTATCAACGGGCGGGAATATAGGCGCACCCGGGGCGCTCCAAGTTGGTTATAAGGTGGTGAAAATATGTCGTTTGATATTGGGCCGCGAATAGGTATCGAAGGCGATAAGGAATTTAAAAAATCAATATTAGAAATCAATGACAGCATGAAAGTGCTTAAATCTGAGATGGCCGCAGTTACATCTCAGTTTGATAAAAACGATAAGAGCTCACAGGCTTTAACTGCGCAAAACTCGGTACTTACAAAACAAATCGAGTTGCAGAAAGAAAAAGTTGCGCAACTCGAGGCAGCTCTTAAAAACGCCGCCAATACATACGGTGAAAACGACAAGGTAACAAAAAACTGGCAGATACAACTTAATAATGCCAGAGCCGAACTTAACCAGATGGAGCGCAATCTCGAATCGAACAACAAAGCTATGGATGATGCCGGGGAAAGCGCTGAAAAATCCGGAGAGAAATTCGAAAAATTCAAAGGTATCCTTGCCGGTGTGGGTGCAGCGGTCGCTTCGGTAACGGCAGCTGCTGGTGCAGCGGCTGTTAAACTGGCAAAAGATGTTATCGACCAGTTCGGAGAGTTGGAACAGAACCTTGGCGGTTCTGAGGCTGTCTTTGGCGAACATGCCGAAAAGATACAGAAAATCGCCGAAGATGCTTACAAAAACATGGGCGTATCCCAAAGCCAGTATTTGCAGACCGCTAACAAGATGGGCGCATTGTTCCAAGGTTCCGGACTGGAACAGGAAAAAGCAATGGAGCTTACCACTAAAGCGATGCAGAGGGCTGCAGATGTCGCGTCTGTTATGGGTATCGATATGCAAATGGCTCTTGATTCCATTGCTGGCGCTGCCAAAGGCAACTTTACCATGATGGACAACCTCGGCGTGGCCATGAATGCGACTACTATCGAGGCATACGCACTTTCAAAAGGGCTTGTCAAAGTTTCTGACGCGTCGGTCGACATGAAAAAGGTTGCTGACGCTCAGGACAAGGTTACACAGGCGACCTTGAATGTGCAGTCCGCGCAGGAAAAATATAATGCGGCGGTAGAAAAATACGGCAAAGACTCAACACAAGCCAAACAGGCATCTATTGCCCTTTCAAAAGCGCAAGCAAATCTGGAATCGGCCAACAGAAAACTTACTGAAGCTATGGAACCGGCACAAAAAGAAATGTCGTCCTGGTGGCAAAATGCTTCACAAGCCGAAAAGGCCGAAGTGGCAATGCAGATGTTTTTTGAGCGTACCGAACAATACGCCGGGAACTTTGCTCGAGAATCTACACAGACGATTACCGGGTCCATAGGCATGCTACAAGCTGCATACACTTCTTTCCTTGGCGGGCTTGGCAACGCAAATGCGGATATAACCAATCTCTCAAAAAATATTGTAGATGCCTTTGGTGCTACTGTAAAAAATATCGAACCGGTTATAAAGAATATAGCTAAATCGTTGCCTGATGCAATAAGCGCAATTTTGCCGGAAATCAGCAATATGTTACCTGAACTATTGCAAACGGCAACAGAACTGTTCGAAGAAGTTCTTCAAGCCTTACTTCAAATGTTACCTCAACTCGTGCCTGTAGTGGTTAGTGGGCTAATGATGATTGTAGAGGCTATAATCAATAATATGCCGTTATTAATTGACGCAGCAATACAGATTATTTTAGCCCTTGTCAATGGATTATCACAGGCGCTTCCAAATCTAATTCCTGCCGCTGTAGAAGCAATATTAACTATAGTTGAGGGTCTGGTTGACAATCTTCCGCAGCTAATAGACGCAGCTATCGAACTTGTAACTGCACTTGCACAGGGTATAATCGACGCCTTGCCCATATTGCTCGAAAAAGCGCCCGAAATAATCAAAAAACTTATCGAAGGAATAACGGACGCTATCCCAAAACTTGTAGATGCTGCAATTGACATAATCATGGCGCTTGTTGATTTCCTTTTAGATCCAGAAAATCTGGCTTTGCTCGTCAAAGGTGCTCTTGAAATCATAATTGCCATTGCAGGCGGTCTGATTAAAGCGCAGGCCGAACTTGCAAAAGCTGTGCCGAAATTGGTAAAAAAATTGATCGATAAGTTTATGGAAACCGATTGGGGAGAAATCGGTATAAACATCTTGAAAGGTATCGGAGAAGGGTTGCTCTCGGGAGTCACAGGTTTAATTGATACTGTCAAAGATGTTGCAGGCAGCATTTTCGGTGGCTTTAAAAGTTTCTTCGGCATACAATCGCCGTCAAAACTATTCCGTGATGATATAGGCAAAATGCTTGGATTTGGCCTTGCTGAAGGCTTGGAGGACAGCATGAGCAGAGTGAAAAGAGCCGTCAACGAAATGAATAACGAGATTGCAATAGGCGCTGGCATAGGAAATTCTGCAAACAGAACCACAAACAATTATTACTCTTATGGTCCAAGCATGATAAGAGTTGAGGTGCCTGTTGACGGGCACATAGTTGCCGGAGCTATTCTGCCGACAGTGTCGAGAAGTCTTAGTTTTGAATCAATGGAAAGGGCGGCGGCATTAGGATGAAAAATGGTTTTACATACAACGGTATCCATTCGTCTCAATTTAATATTGTCGCCGACCGTGAAACCCACTCCATTCTGCCTGAACAAAGGAAATATCAAGTCGTGGTGCCCGGGCGCGATGGAGTTGTCGATTTCGGTATTGGTGGATATGGTACAAGGCAGATAAGTTTTGATATTTATTATGAGGGCGATTTTGCCGACTTGCGGTATATGACTGACCAAATTACCGCATGGTTGGCAAGCCCTAAAGGCGAATACAGGCAGTTATCTTTTGATGACAAACCAAACAGGTACTATCTTGCAAAACTTACCTCTGCCACGGATTTCCGCAATGCTACCAACCGTAAAATTGGGGTTTTGACATTTGAGTGCAATCCCCCGTGGGTTTTTGAAAACGGGATAGCATTGACACCAGACCTGCTATCATGGGACACTGCCGAATTGATTGGTAATGAATATATACAATCCTTTGCATCAAGTGGATATATGAGGTTTTCTTTGACGGGAACAAAACCTGTAAAGCCGGTGATTAAATTAATCGGCAGAATCCCTGCCGGAACGACTCTAAATTACAGCGGCAAATCTTTAATATATACTGTAAACCAGACATGGGATGGTATTGTTATCGACTGTGATAACGAGACCGTTACAAGGATGTCGGATGGCGCCAATCTGTACCCATATATGAGCGGTGATTTTTTTGAGTTTTCGCCTGGTAAGATTCAGCTTGGAGTATCCGGTAGTTTTGGGGATTTTCCGAACAAATTAACGGTTGCAATAGAGATAATACCTGTTTATGGGGTGTGATTATGGCTAAAGTAATAGCTTATCAAAACGGATTAAAAGTCGCACAGACATCGCAGGCTTATAACTGTGTAATTACCAACGAGTTAATGAGATCCTACACACTCAAATTCTTAGTCGCGAATAACAATCCATTTCGTAAGTACATAGTTCCCGGTACAGTATTCGAGGTAAATGGACAATTATTTGACATCGCCAGTTTTCAAAGCATGTCCGGACCAAATAACTGGACGGAAGTATCTGCGTTTCATGTAAGCTATCAGCTTAATGATTATATCGTGCCTGCAGGGTACAGTTATTACGGTACGCCTGCACAGGTGGCTCAGAATATTCTTAATACCGCAGTCAATTCAGACGGAGTTCCGGCAAGCTCTAAATTTTATCTCGGTACCGTAAAAAGTGCTCCGCCATCATTGTTTACGCTCGGTAATGAACAGGAAGTTTCCGTCCGGTCGGCTCTGTTGGCAATGCAAGCAATGGGCGTAGAAGTTGATTATTCCAACTACACAATCAACCTACCGGCACGGATTGGAGCTGATACAGGCAAAGTGTTCGAGTTCGGCAAAGATCTTCTTTCAATCCGTCGTACC